CGGAGAGCGTTGTTTTCTTCCATACGGCTAAGTTGTAAGGCAGTATCCCAAGTGCCGTTACTGTTGTGGTGAGAGGCTCCCAGAGAGATTTCCCAACGGTAGTCCTCAAACCTATTCAACATTTCAAGCATTAAGTCTTCGTGATTACCTCTGACAAAGATCAGCTCGTCCTTATGTAGTAAGTCAAGCATAAACTCTTGCATTTCAAGAGCTTCTTCGCCTCTGTCGAGCATATCGCCGCATAGAATTAGTTTATGTGGTTCTTTGTCATCAAAGAAACCTTTTTCTTGTAAGGCTTGCTTCATTAAAGAGAAGTAGCCGTGAACATCGGATACGACATAATATTTCATTTTAGTCCTCCGTTCTATTATGTTGTAAAAATTTCATTACAAATTGTTAAGCTTTCATTTGTGTCAATGACCATATTTTTAACATAGTCGTTCTTACACCTTCCTCTATCCATACGAAAGCAATATGGATTAGGTTCTTTGGCACTTACATAATATTCTTTGCCACAACAAGTACATTTCTCTTTGGAATACGGCTCGTCTGGTATTTCTTTGAAATGATAAAAATGTTGCCAAGTTAAGCTGTATTCGTTTTCTGTTTCGCAGCTTGGACATCTCCAATAGCTATATACGCTACAAAAACTCATACACACCTCCTTATAAAACACGAATTCTATATAACCGTCTTTCAGCTTGCATCAAGAATTTTCTCAAACTCAACTTTGTCAACGGCGGGAGGGTTCGGCATTTTCTTCTGTCCTTTCCTCAATGCGTACCTCGCCGCCATTTCAATTCGTTCAGTTGACCAGTCTGGATGCTTTGCTCTTATACGGCAATAGATCTTTCCAAAGACCTTATTCATCGTACTTTAACAGGAACTGAGGATCCACAGCCTTGAAGCTCTGCTTGCCGTCCTTGCTGCGGAAGACAATACCTTCACGCAAGGTTTCACCAAGCTGACTCTTGCCGTGTGCATACTCAAGAACCTCGTTAACCGTATCAGGTAGTACATAATCGGTCGCAAGAATCGGCACGAAGTTCATTCCGTGTTGGTTACAAATACTCTTTGCCATCAAAGAGTCAAGACGACCGGTGGGGTAAATAAGGTTGAACGCATAGAAATCTGCGTCGGTAACTTTGTACTTATTACCCTGAACATTAGGTGCAATACACTCACCCTGTAGGGCAATCCACTCTCTTTCGCCGATCATATTGCGAAGTGCGTTCTCAATCTGATACTTGTCGGAAACGCGCCAATATGAGGAATTATCCTTTGAAAATAGGCGCAGATTACGAGAGCAGACAATGTATTCAAACTTGTCTTTTATGAATGGAATTCGTGATTTGTGACGCACCAAACAGAAGGTGCCACTCTGTCCGTCAACCTTTTCGGTTGCAATCCACTCACGCTTGTCTTTCAAAATGAAAGGCATATTCTGGATACGAGTTTCATCTGTCTTACTGATGAAAGTGGGGAAACCTTTGGACTGCTTCTTAGGAAGAACCAGTTTACGGAACCAAGCCATACGCATTAAAAACTGAGGATATTTTTTCTTCGGAACACTTGTGGTTTCCACAGGTTCCTTATCCATTGTTCTTTCGTACTGCTTGATGCCAATGACATCGGTAACATCTTCGTCAACTTCGTATGTACCCTTGGTTTTTTCGGGAAGAATGCTAAGAGGGAAACAGATACCCTGTGAGATAACGCCTGCCATCTTCATTGTTTTGATACGGAAGTTGTTTTTGCGCAGGAAATCAAACTCAGGTTTGTCGGGTAGCACAGAGTCAATTTCGACATACACACATTTGTCGCCGATGTTAAACTCGCCCTTCTTAACAATAACGCTCCAACCGTCAATCATAGCCAGAACAATTCTGTCCTTACCCTCGATGGGCATAATGTCTGAGACTGTTTTTACGCTCGCTAATTTTCTCATTGCTTACTCCTTTACTTACTGAATTGAATACAGTAATCAACAATTCGTTGACGCTCCAGCTCGTCCTCAAAATCTTTCCAAGCCGTTGCGTTGTATTTATCTGTGACATCTCCTGTGATGTCGTATAATCGACCACCATAGCCAACCATAAAGTGATTGATTACTGGGTCATACATCATCTCTGCTTCTTGGAACCTTCCACAGAGAATGTAGGCAAACCAATAACAGCAACCGCAGGTAAAAACCTCGTCAATATCATTGGTTTTGCTGATTTTGTGAAAGTGGGAAATGAAATCAAGAACCTCGTTCATCTGTCCATTCCTCCAGATCCACATCCTTAAATCTGAGGTTCGTCTTATGTACAACATCAACACAACAGAATGGTTTGGTTAGGTAATATCCGATATTGTGTAACCACCACTCGATATACATAGAACGATAACCTCGGTTCAAGAGGATTTCTGGATCATCGGAATTGTAATCTCGTTTTGCTGCGTCTTTGATTTCTTTCTGCATAGACTTTATCAGCCAAACCTTGTAACTGTTTGTTATGTGCAGATTTTTCATTCCTTGATACCCGTGATTTCTTCAAATGTGACGGGTTCGTAGTTGTGAACCATCGTGCCGACATTAAACATATTGCAACGAATGTCGAGCTGTTCAAGTTCAAACTTGTAATTCTCGGTCATTTGCCACTCGTGAGAGTTATGTACATGACCATAGAACATAAATGCTCCGTAGTGATGTCTGTTAAAGAATACAATCGGGTAATGACACAGTGTAATATGCTTGTTACCCGGAAGGGTGATTTCTTTGTAATCCGCAATCTCTTCAAAGTAGTTCTTAATCTTGCCGTGAACTCTGTCGTGGTTGCCCTTGATAAGAACCTTACGACCATTCAACCTTGCAAAGATTGCACAGGTTTCTTCATCGTTACCCCAACTGATGTCACCCAAGATATAAACCAAATCGTCCTTCTTAACCTTGCGGTTCCAATTACGAATTAGCGTTTCGTTCATTTCCTCAACGCTTGTAAAAGGGCGGTTATCAAAACGGATGATGTTCTTATGGAAGAAGTGCAAATCACTTGTGAAAAACACATTCATACCGAAATCCTCCTTTCTAACGGACTTCTTCTCTTACAAGTTGTCCGCTTAAATATAGCGACTGTTTATAACGACGATGTTCTCTCGTCGTCTTGGTGCGCTGTTCTTTTGTTGGCTGAAACTCTTTCCAGTTTTCCTTGCGGTACTCCTTAGCTTTCTCGGCACTGTCTGGGTTAACGAGAAGCAATACTGTTTTCTTGCTCACTCCAAAAGCTGCACCCAATTTACTTAAACTCCAATTGCCGGTTGCGTACATTTCTCTGATTTCTTCTTTCTGTTCGTCTGTCAGCTTACGGCGACGATCCTGAAGACCTTGCAACCGTATTGATTCTGATATATACGGCAATTTTCTTTCTCCTTCTTATGAAGCCGTAGCTGTTGTAGCCACGGCTTCTTCGTCCTCGTCTTCAGGCGGTTCGCAAACTTTAAGGAACTCGTCTTCGGACGGCAAATTAGATAGGTCAAAAGAGGTAAGCAGTTTGACAGGATAATATGTATTGTTAGAGCTGTACTGCGTAAGAACTTCGGAATAGAAGCGCTCGGATTTATCAAGAGGTTTCTCGTTGAAACCTTGGTAAACCTCAAATGTATTCTTATCGAAGTCGATGACATAAGCCCACTCACAGAAAAGACTGTCTCTGGAGAAGTCATAATCATTACGCAACTTCACACCGTCTGGTGCAGATGCAATAACCTTTAACACATCAGCGCCAGTATCTCTACTGAGCTGAGGATATTTAGCAGAGAACTTATTGTAAATCTCATAAGATACAGAACCGTTCTCACGAATGTTGACACCGAACTCGCTCCAATACTTAGCGATATCGTCTTCCGAAATCCAAGAGCACTTCGGCAGGTTTTCTTTGAACGCTGCCAACTGATCGCTCTGGAGAAAATTCAGAATGCTTAAACCCTGTCCACTGGGATAACCGTCCCACTGACCATATTGAGCAACTTTATATTCACCATTGCTCACAACACAAATTAAATGTCTTGTACCCATATTTACCTCTCATTTCGTTTATGAAATAGTAGTTTTATAATCATTTTTTATTTTTGAGATTTTGGTATCGTCTGTTGTTGTACTCGGCTAAACCGACATACATCATTGCGATAAGCACAACACAAATGTAACCAAACAGGGTAACACCTTTGATTGCACCAATCACGACATCACCAATCAAGATAATCTCTAAAATGATTGC